TGGTGGATTACAGCGCCGCTATGGATCCCGGTAGCGCTCGGCCTTATCATTCTGATACTCGCGATGGCTGCTGTGGTAAAATCAGTGCAAAACAACAAAACCGCCCATTAAATCTATGGAGCCAAATAATAAATCACCTCCCCATGCCGTCGCGAGTGGCCTATGGGCCTTAAACCAGTCATTCACTAACCCCAATCTTTACCAATGGCCATACCTCTGAAAAAATTTGCGATGCAATGCGAAGAGGTAGCGATTGCCAATGGCACGATTACTCCGCTGTCCTCTCCGACGACTTCATTGTATGACATTTCCCGGCATTGGCGGGAGTTATGCGATGCCACTTCTTTCAAGAGCATGAATCTTGATGGGTGGAACGAGAAAGAGGAGGGGGCGGCCGATGTGATAATTGCCGCCTTGACCTATCTTCAGCGCATTGGTTGCAAGGATATCGAAAAGCTGCTCCGGGAGGCTCTGGAGCAAAAGCGCCGGCAAGCATTGTAGGTTTTGTCAATGACTATTCGTGATGAAGTTTTGTGATGTAGAAAGTAATAGCAATGACAGAAATAACAATTTTAGCAATAAGCCTCTTGGACTTCAACAAGGGGCAACTGAAAGGACTCCCGAAGAATCCCCGGTTCTTTCGGGATTATCGCTACGAGGCGATGAAAAAGAGCATCCAGGAATCGCCCGAGATGCTTGAACTGCGAGAACTCATAGTCTTTCCTTACCCGGAAGGTCGCTACATTGTCGTTTGCGGCAATCTCCGTCTGAGGGCCTGCAAGGAACTCGGCTATACCGAACTGCCCTGCAAAATCCTCAACCCTGAAACCGACGTAAAGAAGTTGAGGGAGTATGCCACAAAGGACAATGTGAACTTCGGCGAGAACGACTTGGATGTCATGGCCAACGAGTGGGATAAGACAGAACTGGCCGACTGGGGCGTGGAGTTTGCCCCGGAAAAGCCTGTCGACGAGTTCAAAGAACGCTTCGATGCCATAACCGATGACACGGCCATATATCCGTTGGTCCCCAAGTATGATGAAAAACATGAACTGTTCATCATACAGTCGGCCAACGAAGTTGACAGCAATTGGCTCCGTGAGCGTCTTGGTATGCAGCGAATGAGGTCCTACAAGACCGGTAAGGTTGGTAAAAGCAACGTGATTGACGTAAAAGATGTGCGTGTCGCTTTGGAGGGCGAGAAAAAATGAGCCTTAAAATCGTAATACCTTCCCACAAACGGCATGACCGGGTTTTCGCAAAGAAACTCGTCAACGACCCCATAATCTGCGTGGCCGAAAGTCAGGCAGACCTATATCGACAATTCAATCCCGAATGTGAGATTGTGACGCACCCCGATGATGTGATAGGACTTATCCCCAAACGCAATTGGATGTCCCGGCATTTTGGCGAACTGATGATGCTCGATGATGACGTTCACGTTGTCAAAACCCTCTTTTGCGAAAAGGGAGAGCCGGGCGTTATCCGGGACCCGGATACAATCACGCAGATCATCAACTCCCTCTATGAGCTGGCGTGTATGCTCGATGTTCATGTATTCGGGTTCACGTCGGCCATCTCGCCGGTGATGTACAACGAATGGGGATATTACTCCCTCTCAAAGATGATCACCGGCTGTTCCTATGGCGTGAGATACAACAAAAACGTGTGGTGGAACGAGGAAATCAGGCTCAAAGAGGACTTTTGGATTTCGTGCTACATGAAATACAAGGAACGTAGAATCCTCACCGACCTCCGCTACAACTTCGCCCAAAAAGGCACGTTTGTCAACGCCGGCGGACTGGCCGCGTTCCGTAATCAGGAAGAGGAACGCCGTGCGATACTGTTCATCAAAAAACACTTTGGTGACAGTATCAACATCAAGGGAGCGACCAACAACGGCAAGGACAAAACCAAGCAGCTCGTGGAGTACAATATTTCCTGTAAGTTCAAATTCTAACATGCTGATTGGCCGATAAAATGGCGTTAAAATGGTGTTCAATCTGATTGCACATCTCGTCATTTTTGGCTAACTTTACTGATATAAGGATAACAAAATTAGTGAGTTATGATAATACGAACAATACACGGATATGACTTCTTTGAGGTCAGCTCTGCAATGCAGAAAGCAATCCGGCGGGCCGATGCCAGAGTAGCCGGATTTTTCGCCTTGGAGCTGTGGCACAGCAACTATCGTGATTACGTCTGGAAACGGCTCTTTACCATCTCGGCAGAGGATTGCTACGGACTCATCACGAAAGAGATTGAGGCACTATGGCAGGGACATGAGCTGGTAAATATAAACAAGAAGGAGCCGAAAGGCCGAATCTTCGTGAGCAAAGCGGTGCTACTCCTGTGCGAGTGCCGCAAGAGCCGTGACGCGGATCATCTGCAAAATCTGGTCTATGACCGCAACGATGTAGATGTAGAGAGATGGATTGAAGACGTGAGAGCGTTCCCTATCGAGATACCACTCTATACATACGACATTCATACCCGAAAGGGG